CCATTGGCTATGAATAGTTTTCGAGATATTATGAATGAAGGAATGGAAGAAATTCGAATGACATCTAGAGATGCTGTTAATTTTGGAGCAATGCGCCAAACCATGAAAGAAGCTGTCGGAGTAGCACCAGCTGCACCTAAAGTAATGGAAGATCCAGAAACGGGTAAAACGTTTGAAGTACCACAAGAAGTTCAACAAGCAATGACTCGAGATTATTCTGCTTTAATGAAAGCAATTAATAAGAAGAAAGGAATGTAATAAATGGGCTATCAAATTATTTCACCGCCAAATACAAATACCCAACCGGTTGGTATAGGTATTTCTTATGTTCCATGGCAAGGTGGACCGTTTACGCCTATAATTACAACAAATGATCAAGCAATTGCTAATTTAAAAAATTTACTTTTAACACGAGTTGGAGAACGATATGGATATCCAACGTATGGTACTTTTTTATTAAATGCAATATTTCAACCAAATGTTTCTGATATAAAACAAGAAATAAAAGATTTAATACAACCAAAAATTTCTCAGTTTTTACCAGGAATAAATGTAGAATCAATTGATATAATGACTGCAGAAGATGATCCAAATTTAATACACGATGTTGAAGTTCGAATTAAATTTTCTGTAAATCGCCTTGATCAAAATCAAATGACAATTGGAGCAAATGAAAATGGCACAATGTCAATAACTACAAATACAGGAACGTAAATGGAAACTAAAAAAGATGTTTCATATTTAGGAAAAGATTTTAGTCAATTTAAAAGAAATTTGATTGAATTTACCAAACAATATTTTCCTACAACATATACCGATTTCAGCGATTCATCTCCGGGAACATTGTTTTTAGAAATGGCTGCATATGTAGGAGATGTATTATCGTATTATGCTGATAACAATTTAAAAGAGTCGTTATTAGAACAAGCAAATGAACGAACAAATATATATGATTTGGCAAAAGCGTTAGGATATCGTCCTAAAAATGCTATACCGGCATATGTAACTTTAGATGTATATCAGTTAGTACCAGCAATCGGATCGGGTGCATCAGTATCCCCAGATTTTAATTATGCACTTTCTATTAAACCAGGAATGCAAGTTAAACAAAATAATGGTAGTTCAATATTTAGAACGTTGGATTCGGTTGAATTTAAATTGTCATCATCATTTAATCCAACCGATGTTACTGTGTATGAAAGCAATGATATTACAAAACAACCAACATATTATTTGTTGAAAAAACAAGTACGTGCTGTTTCGGGCGAAGTTAAAACTGCAAATTTTACATTTGCATCTGCAATTGCATATGATAAAATTGTATTACCAGAAAACAATATTATTGATATTATTTCCGTACAAGAATCAGATGGCGATAATTGGTATGAAGTTCCATATTTAGCTCAAGACACTATATTTGAAGAAGTTCCTAATTTAGCAGAAAATGATCCAGATTTAGCAGATTATAGATCATCATCTCCTAGTTTGCTTAAATTGAAAAAAACAGCAAAACGTTTTATTACAAGATTGCGTAGTGATAATCGAATTGAATTGCAATTTGGTGCTGGTATTTCGGACAATAATGATGAAGAAATTATTCCAAATCCAACTAATGTAGGAAATGGATTATTAGCAATGCGAAGAAATGTAGATGTTGATATTGATCCGTCAAATTTTTTATATACAAAAACATATGGTCAAGCACCTGCAAATACTACATTAACTGTAACATATACAATTGGCAATGGAATTTCTGATAATGTTCCTACGGGAGTTTTAACAACGATTAATAAAATTGAATTTGTTGAGAATATTAATTCAACTAACAACGCCGGAGTCATTAATTTCGTTAAAAATACAGTTGCATGTACAAATCCACAACCAGCAGTTGGAGCTAAAACGGCTGATACATTGCAAGATATTAAAAATAATGCATTGGCAAATTTTGCAACACAGAATCGTTTAGTTACTAGAGATGATTATATTATTAGAGCATATTCTATGCCAGCTAAATTTGGTAGTGTAGCAAAAGCATATATCGTTCCTGATGATCAACTTTCGCAGGAAGATTATGAAAAAACAAAAATACCCAATCCATATGCGATGAACATGTATGTTTTGGGTTATAATTCATCAAAACAATTAACTGCATTAAATCAAGCAATTAAAGAAAATTTAAAAACATATCTAGGACATTATAGAATTTTAACGGATGCCGTTAATATTAAAGATGCATTTATAATTAATATAGGCGTTCAATTTGAAATATCCGTATTATCAAATTATAATAGCAATGAAGTTTTATTGAAATGTATTGATGCAGTAAAAACATATTTTGATATTGATAGATGGCAAATTAATCAACCAATTATCAAATCAGATGTATTTAATGTAATAGGTAACGTTAAAGGCGTTCAATCAGTAGTTAATGTAACATATTCAAATTTATTTGATTCTGATCAAGGATATTCCGGAAATGCATATGATTTATCTAGTGCTACAAAAAATGGAGTAATTTATCCATCGTTAGATCCTAGTATTTTTGAAGTTAAATTTCTCAACCAAGACATCAAAGGCCGTGTTGTAAATTATTAAGGAATTAAATGTTTAGAATATTTTATGCAGAAAAAGATACAACATTGTATGAAGCATATCCAGATTATAATACTGGAATTGATGAAATACTAGAAGTTGGTAAACGATTAAATACTGCGGGTGATACATTATTAAAATCTAGAACAATTGTTAAATTTGATATGTCTGAAATTTCGGCATCATTAGCAACATATGGCAAAACGGTTAATGATTGTAAATTCATGTTAAATTTATATACATCTCATGCAAAAAATTTACCGTCTGATTATTCTATATATGCAAAAATGTTAGGGCAAACATGGGTAAATGGTACTGGATTTTTAACTAATTTAACAATTGATGGCGCAACATGGTCAGGCTCGGCATCTGGATCTGCTTGGATATCTGGAAGTCAATACGTGCAAATTAGTTCTAGTAATTTATATATTTCTGGATCTGGCGCTGGTGGAAATTATTTATATTATTCTGGATCAGGTAATACATTATCATTAATTGCATCTGAATCATTTTCGTATAGAACTACCGATCTTAATATCAATGTAACTGATGCAATAAAAATTTGGATAAGTGGTAGTAATAGTAATGCGATTCCGAATTATGGATTTTTACTTCAATTATCAGATGCCAATGAAGTTGATAATAACGTTGCCGGCTACATAAGATTTTTTAGTAGAGAAACTCATACAATATATGTTCCTAAATTAACGATGTACTTTGATAATTCTACGTTTACAACAGGATCTTTAACTGCAGCAAATTTAGAATCATATTCAATTTATACTAAAATTAAACCTACTTATAAAGATACTGAGATTGCTAAAATAAGAATTTATGCTCGCGATAAATTTCCTAGAAAATCTCCTACAAATTTATTTCCAATACAAACAGTAAAGTATTTACCAACAGCTACGTATTATTCAATATCGGATGCCGCTACAGATGAAGTCATAATTCCGTTTGATAATATTTATACTAAAGTAAGTTGTGATAGTACTAGTAATTTCATTTATTTAGATATGAACGGATTTATGCCCGAACGCAATTATCGTTTGAATTTAAAAATAGTAGATGGATTTACGGAACAGTATATTGACGATCAAATTTATTTTAAAGTAGTTAGGTAATGGATGCAAATAAAAACAAATTAGATTCGATTAATGTTGATCAACAAATTAAATATCAAAAAGATGGATTGACACGTATTTCGAATAATGATTCGGTTATTCCTCGCGATATAACTGGTAATATTTCTTTGGAACAAGATTCTGATTCAAATCCATTAATAGTTATAGAACCAACTGCTAATTTAATTACGTTAAAATCAATGTTGCGAATATTGGATACTCAATTTAAATATTTTAAATTTCCGGCTCGCATCGCTGTTATAGAAGAAGAACCAGTTGATGTAAATTTGGATTTAGATTTACAAATACAATTACAAGACCCTATATTTGCAAGATATCGTCCGTCAGAAGATCGGAAAATTGTTGCTGGCGATGTTTATTCTGGAATTGAAATTAGTGAAGTACAAGACGGATTGCCACAACAATCTCCAAATACATATACAGTATCACGAGAAGTTAAAAATTCTGGAGCAGATTTACGATTTAGAATTAAATTGCAACATCGATATGATGAATTAGGATCAGCTGGATATGGAACTGCATATTTTTCTATAATTAAATCATCGGAACAGGGATTAGATAGAGATTTTCGTACTTTTGAAAATCCTGGCAGCCAACCTAATATTCCGGGGTCAATTCGGCCAGGCGGAGCAAACGCTCAAACGGAATTAGTTGATATTGTTATTCCAAATTCAGAATTTGAAATTGGAGATCGTTTTGGTATCGGTGCAAAAGCGGGACAAAATAATAATACTGAATTTCATACAATTAATGCATTACAATCATATTGGGTGATAACAGATGCAAGTAAAAATGTTGATCTTTGGAATCGGGAGATAAATGCTTAATCAGTATAAAAATATTAATGAAGTAAAATCTACAAAGAAATCATCATCTGGAGAGCGTATTGATCGTTCAAAATTAGATTTTGTTTCATATGATTTAAATCAAAGAACTTATCTCAATCAAGATATACTTAATGCAACTGATGACACTAGAATTGAATTACATGTTTATTCTGGAAATACATGGTTATCGGGTAATCATAAAGTACAATCACAAACTAAAATTCCAGAATTTGTTGATAAAAATACCAAACGATCAATTCAAATAAATAATGCAATTGCAATCAATGTTTATTCTGAATTTGAAAAATTAAAATTAACATCTGGTAATTTTCGTATTGCAATTAATTTCTTTAAAAATTTAATTGGTAGTTATGAATTACAACATTTAAGAATTGATGAAATTTCACCAGATCGTACAGAAATACGATTACGTGCAATTGATGATGAAAATCCACAATTTTTACAACAAATTACAAACTATATACAAACTGTTAATCAAACAGAAGGACAATATTATAAAACATATCTATTAAATTTTAGTAGAAATCAATGTGCATTATTTGTTAATAGTGTTGTAGTTGGCGATTATCTTTATGTTAAATTATATGAACCATTACCACAAAACATTGTAGTTGATTTTAAATGTTGGATTGTAGAAGAACAAAAACCAACATATTTTGATAATGTTTCAATTGTTCCTAAAACTGTAAAAAAACAATTTAATTCATTAGCAGGGCCTAATTGGCAAGCAAATGCAATTGCAGATACATCTGCAGAAACAAGTTTAAAAACGTGGACAGATTTATTAGGTTCATCAGTACAAACATCGCAACAAATCGTTAATTCATATTTTTCTGGCAGTTTGTCTGGGATGAAACTAAATATTGATTATTCTGATTTTAATAATTTTATATTTTATAGTTCAGCAACAGAACGTTTGAATAATTTTAAATATAAATTAGAATTAATAGAATATTATACAACACAAAGTTTAGCAGTATCACAACTTTCTGGAAGCGTTGCTACAACCAATGCTCAAGATTTTTTAGATTTAAAAACATCATTAATTGGCGGATTTGATGAATTTGAACAATATTTGTATTATCAATCTTCATCTAAATTAACAACATATGATGTTCCGATAGAATCACCAAATGTTTATCAAGTTACTGGAAGTTATATTAGTCCGGTACCAAAAGTTAATACTTCCAGACCATATACATTAGCTGCAACAACTAGTTCTTTATTCAACAATTGGTTTAATGGCGTATATGATTCTGCATCATTATATGATTCGTTGAATATAAATTCATTGACACAAGCAATACCAGAATATGTTCGATATGATGATACTAACGTACATTTGGTTACGTTTGTTAACATGTTAGGACACCATTATGATATATTGTATTCGTATATCAGTCATATGAATCAAATCAATAAACGTGAGGAAAATCCAAAATTAGGTATGCCTAATGAATTATTATATTCTGTAGCAAAACAATTTGGTTGGACACTTACTAATGGAAATCAATCGCAAGAATTATGGCAATATGTTTTAGGAACATCAGAAGCAGGTGTTCCATTAACTGGTTCGAATACCGTTGGCGATCCTTCAGTACCTGGTCAAAATATTACGTATACAATTTGGCGTCGTATTATTAATAACTTGCCATTATTATTAAAATCTAAAGGAACTAAACGAGGTATACAAGCATTATTATCTTGTTATGGCATTCCGCAATCATTAATTAGTATCAACGAATATGGTGGACCTAGAATTGATAGAGCACCAATATATGAAAAATATAATTTTGACTATGCATTAGATTTAAGTAGTAGTGCTGCAGGAACAGTAACCGTAAATTATTCACAGTCAATTAATGGCGTAGAACTTCGTTTTAGACCAGATAACATTGAAACTAATCCTTTGATACCAACTACTATGAACTTGTTTAACATAGGTTCAAATGCAGTTACATTAGAATTTAATAGTGGTAATAAAGGTGTAATGAAAATTAACGGATCCGGATCTGGATTAATTGAATTATACAATGATGAATGGTTAACAACAATATTAAAAACAAACGGAACTAATTTAGATTTAATTACAAAAAAATCTAAATATGGTAAAATTGTTGCTGCAGTTTCTGCATCAGCAACAGCATCATTTGCATTGTCCGGATCTTTAACGTTAGGAAGTACATCTGCAGGTGCTAGTAGATTTGTTGGCCAACTGCAAGAATTAAGATTATGGTCATCTTCTTTATCAGATACTGTATTTAATAATCACGTTAAAGCACCGGGTGCATACAATGCAAATTCTGATGCTTATTCTGAATTGATATTTAGGATACCATTAAATCAAAAAATAAATCATGCACTTACTTCGAGTCTAACAGGCATACAACCTAAAACATCTACAATATCTGCTTCATTTGCGGGATGGACGATAAACACCCCATATGATTCGTATGAACAAACTCATTACTACGATGCACCATCATTAGGTGCAGGAACATATGATGACAATAAAATACGAATTGAATCTAATCGATTAGTAGGTAATTTAGATGTTAAAACTAGAGCAGAACAAAGCCAATATGATAAAGCTCCATTGGATAGTAAAAAATTAGGAGTTTATTTTTCTCCACAAACCATGATCGATGAAGATATTATTGCACAATATGGTTTTGTTGATTTAGATCAATATATTGGCGATCCGGGTGATACTGATGCAACGTCTTATCCTAAATTAATTCAAGCTGCACAATCTTATTGGAAAAAATATCAAAATAGAAATGATATCAATTCATTCATTTCTATGTTTTCGTTATTTGATTTATCATTTTTCCGGCAATTAGAACAATTATTACCAGCACGCGCTCAAAAATTAACAGGAATATTAATACAGCCTAATTTATTTGAACGAAGCAAAGATACTATACTTCCTAAAATTAATCGTTTTGATAGCACTTTTAATGCAACAATTGTTGATTCATTGCCTACATCATCTGGTGACTATTTACAATATTTAGGTGAAATAGATGGAAAAGTTTTAACATTAACTGCAGAAGATGATGATCAATGGCAAATATATTTAACGGCATCTACTTCGGAAAAATATGATGGTACTATTTATTCACATGAATACTTAATACGTTCTGCTAGCACATATATAACAGCATCAAGTCCATATTGGTTAAGTGAAGCAGAATTACCAGTTTATATAACTAGTAGATATTCTGAATTTAAACTTGTTAATGCAATTCCTATAACATCATCAGGAATCATCGGATCATATGGTTCTGGAACATATGGTAGTAGTGCATATGGATTTAATGTACCAAGACGATTTACTGGTAGTTTAGTTGAATTTCAAGATTACTTACCACGTGGAATTGAAAATCAACGATATGCTGGTGCAAAAATGACATCGCCGGCATTTAATATAAACTCAACACAAACCGTAGATGGCGGTCCGGTAGTCGAATGGAGAAGTTCTAATCCAAATCAGCTAATATATCAAAATAATGGACAACAAGGAAGTTTTGTTTTAGTATAGAAATTAATAGAATGTATATTTATATAAAATAAGGTAAAAACATTATGGGATATTTAGATAATTCAAGCGTTACGGTCGACGCAATTTTAACATTAAAAGGTCGAGAACTTTTAGCAAAAGGTGGCAATTCATTTAATATTACGCAATTTGCAGTTGGCGATGATGAAGTTGATTATTCACTATGGAATCCAGATCATCCGCTAGGAACTTCATATTATGGTACTATTATAGAAAATATGCCAATTGTCGAAGCAGTTGCAGATGAAACTCAAGCATTAAAGTATAAATTAATTACGCTTCCAAAACAAACAACAAATATTCCAGTTGTAACTGTAGGAAATACTGCAATTACATTGTTAGCACCTGGCGATAGTTCAAATATATCTCCTAATACAAGTAATTTCCAAGGTGGAAATGCAACATTAGGATATACTGCAATTTTATCAGATTCATCAGTTGCTGATATACAAGTTACAAGAGCATTACAAAATACAGTGCTTCCTACTACTCCTAGATTTATTGGAGATAACGAAGATGCACAAAGCGTTGCAGTTGCTGGATTTGAATTCCGCGTTATTGCTAAAACACAAATGATTCAAGATAAAACAGCAACTATTA